TAGCTACGTTTCTTTTATTTAAAAAATAAGCATAACAAAAGTCAGCTAATTCTTTGCTAATTGCATTTTTTAAAACAGTGTATTTATTTTTTTTGAACGACATTTAATACTCCTTTTGGTATCGCTTGACAGTTCCAGTGTATAAACCTGAAAGGTTCATAACCCATATCAACAATATATTGATGTGGCATATACGATGGAAAAAATATTAATCTGCCTGGTTGAATTTTATAATGAATTTGTGAACTCGCATATGTAACTTTTGATCTGTCTTTTTCTGGTAAAAGATTCATAAGATTACCTGGTCTTGGATCTTCAAATAATGGCATGGATGTTTTTTCACTTGCTTTTAAAAAATAAAAACCAGATATGTGCCCATTCCAATGTGTGTGTAATGTGTGATGTCCACCCCCTTTTTTAGCAAACTCTTGCACCCACATCTCTGTTGTAAACACTTGATATTGAGATAAATCAAATCCCATCTCATCTAATAGATTATGCGCTGTTGCACCGATATAATCCTGTAAATCTTTAAATTTAGGGTCACCAATTAAAGATGTAGAATGAAACACATGACCCATATCTCCTTTGTCACCAAACTTTTTATTTCTTTCATTTATTGTTTTTTTTAAATTTTTTTGTGACTCTTTTATATATTTATCAGAAGCTTTGTTTAATTTATTTACAAATTTAGGTTGATCAGCCCACCATATTGGACATGAAAAATATTGTTCTAAGTTTAATTTTTGTGGAAAAGTCATGCTCATTTATAAGGCCATCCCAGATTCCATATTACTAAACTATATCTTGATCCTTTTTTGACAGGACATACTCTATGCCAAACAAACCCAGGAAAAACAACCAAAGACCCCTTTGGTAATATCTCTGTGCATTTTCTAATGTTAGGTTTTTTATCAGGATCTTGATTTCTAAAATCAAATTCTAGCTCACCACCTTTATAATCTTTTGGATCTGATAAACTGACTGTTACAGATAATTTTCTAATTTTGCCGTGCGATGGATCGTTTGCGCTTTCTCTAACATATGGTTTATCCCAACCATCACAATGCCAATCATAAAATTGACCTTTTTCATATTTTGTAAATTGACAAGATTCTGAAAAATCCCATTGAAAATTCCAACCTGCACTTGCATTTGCTTGATGAACATAAGGTTGTATCTCTTTATAAATCCATCTATCATTCATCCAAACAATGTTAGAATTTCTTTTTTTCTTTAAATCTTTTATTTGTTTTTTATTTAGATTTTTACCTTGACCATAACCACCAGTGACAGCCATCTGATCAGAAATAGATTTTCCATATTTTACTATTTCATCACAAATCCTAGGAGGGACTGCTGATTGGAAGTACCAATAATAATTTGTTAAGTTCATATATCTTTATAAACTTAATATAACATTTCTTATGATACTGTCAATGTTCCTGATACTGTAAACGTAGCTATTTTGTCTCCACCAGGGTGTGTAGATGTTGAATTTGTTCCTGGTGATACTGCGAATGTAACTGCACTCGGACCCCTCACAACAACAAGACCTGATCCACCCGCAGCTCCATCGTTCGCTGGAGATAATCCTTTACTTCCACCACCACCATTTCCTGTATTATCACCACCAGCTGATCCTCCATCAGGGGGTGAATTAGATGCCCCTGGAGCTCCAGCTGCATAAGTAGTTCCAGATCCTGTAATATCATTTGGTACTCCAGATCCACCTGATCCACCAGGATTTGATGCATTACTCCCAGCGCCTCCAGCACCTCCACCTCCAGATCCACCTCTTTGAGTTGATGGTCCTGGAGCTCCTCCTCCATCATTTCCTTGTGGTGGACTGACTGGAGGAGTATTACCTGATCCTCCTGCAAAAGTTGAACCTGGTTCTGGTGTTCCTGCAGAGCCACCACCTGATCCACCAGGTTTACCAGCAGAACTACCAGATCCACCACCACCTCCACCACCAGTAGATGTTATAGTTGAAAATATTGAATTACTTCCTGGATTACCATGCGCTGATGATGCAGCTCCACCCGCACCAACAGTGATTGAATAATTTCCTTCTTCTATAGTTAAAGCAGGAGCTCGTAAAGGACTTGGTCCAAAACCAGATGTACGATAGCCTCCACCACCGCCTCCACCACCACCAGTGGTTGGTCCAGTACACACAAAGCCACCACCGCCACCACCAGCTAATACCAAATAATTTAATGAGTAACTTTCTAATTTTCTTGGCCATGTAGAAGCTCCACATGCACCTGCAGTTATTGCTGCAAATTGACTTTGTAATGACCACACACCACTTGCTTTATTTAATTCTTTTACTATTACGATTCCTGATCCACCTGCTGAACCTGGAGGACCACCTCCGCCACCTCCACCACCGCCACCAGTGTTAGTTGTTCCAGCACTTCCTGATCCACTTCCAGCTTGACCAGCTCCGCCACCACCAGTTCCACCAGCTCCGCCAGAGGAACCTCCTCGGCCTCCACCGCCTCCACCAAAAACTGAACATGTTGGACCAATATTTCCATATATAGGACTAAAATCTGTTCCTGCTCCACCTGCTCCGCCGTTTCCAACTCCTGGTGAATTAGCTCCTACAGCAGCATGACCACCACCGCCACCACCAGCGTCTGGAGAAGAGTCCCCTCCATCATTTCCTTGAGGAGGAGTTGTTGGGGGTGTATTACCAGCTCCACCACATCCACCTTCAGCACCGCCACCACCTGAACCTCCTGTTTTTCCTACATTAGAATCAGGAGTGCCAGTTCCACCACCACCGCCACCACCAGTAGATGTAAATTTTGTTGTTCCTTCAACACCATCAGGATTAAAAATTGAATCTCCACCGTCACCACCTGCACTAGGAGCTACTGCAGCTGAACCAGCTCCACCAATAGTCATAGTATAAGGAAAATTTCCACACACAGGAATATTAGAAATACATCTAACACCTCCCGCTCCACCTCCACCACCTGATGGACCAGAGCCACCACCTCCACCAGCAACAACTAAAGTTTGAACAAGTTTAGTTCCTGGTTGTGTTGTGATTGCTCCCGTAGATGTTTTAGATGTAACAGTGCATTTACCAAACGAACTTTTATTCGTTTTTCCAATTACTCCACCGTTTGCTGAGCCAGATTTATTTCTTGGCATTTAAGTGTCCTCCTATTCGGACACCCAAGCTGTGCCATTCCAATCGTATTTGGTAGGTGTTTCCGATTCGTCGTTTGATTTAGTTGCTTCCCAACCTTTAGTGTTGTCAGCTTGATATTTTGTTTCGTTCCAAGAAATCATATATCTAACATCACCTTCTTCTGTAACTGTTGGATAAGTTATAGGTGCTTGCCAATCATCATTATCATCTAATGACCATGAGGCATGAGGTTGTTGTGTTAAAAATTTATCTTTTAAAGGGTCATAAATATATCCAATCCCTGCATATTGTTTTCTAAAATTATTATTGTAAGAAGTCTGTTTCCATATCCCGCCCTTAAAAAAATTAACACACCAATTTTCTCCATCTACGTGCATATCATTAGAACCCAATGGTCCTGCTGCTGTATCGATATCGTTGCCAACAACAACTACTCTTTGTACTACTTGATGTGAATCTGACGTAAATCCTGTAGGATCTGTCATTGCTTTTA